AGATCATCGACACGCTTTTCTAATCTATCGATGGAGTCACGAAGGCTTGATCCAGAATTGGGCTTAAGTTCAGATAGATAAGATTTAATAACCCAGCGCAGACCCACTAATAAACTTGTTAGTATGGCGCATACGCCAACGCCTAAACCAACCCACTCGTTCGGGCTCATGCTTCATCTGCACCGATGCCATAAGCACTATCGGATTTATCTAGAGCCCTAGCTGCTGGACCTGCTAATGCTGCAACGATCACAGACACAGCAGGATCTAAACCTAATTCATTACTTGCTAAGAATGTTAAGAAGGATACTAACACCCCACGTGCGTAGGACTTTAGTATTGCCTTATGCTTATCGGTCAGCTTCATTTTGCTCCTCATCTGGAATGTCGATCTCCTCGACAATGTTGTTGTTTGGCTTTGATTCGTCATAGCCACCTATACCATAGGTAACCATTTTCATTATGCTGCCCTTAAAAATGTCAAAATGGCACCATTTGCAGTTCCATCTGACAAAGAAGTGGCTGTTGCAAAAGCTCCAGTAACTGAAGATTGACTAAAATATTGTATTGTAAGAAATGCTGTACTAAAAGGTTGACCAATATATGCAGCTGCTTGGTTGCTTGCAACAGCAAGATAAGTATTAAATTGAGCGACAGTTTGCGAATTGGCAGCTAACCAATAAAGACCCGGCGTTAATTGTTGATTTATTGTAATTGTATAAGTAGTTGAAGCTGCAGAAACTGACACAGTTCCAGCATCTAAAACTACAGTGCTTGGTTGTCCAGAAGAAGAATTGTAGATTCCCATTCTAACTGAAGCTGTAGAAGGTGTACCCCCATATCCAGAACCACTTCTAATTGCAATTCTGTCAAATGTAGTTGTTGCAGGTACAAAAAATGGAGTGTAATAAGTCACGTTTTGTGAAGCACTCCCATTTGCTGTAGTAGTCAATGCAGTGCCTCTGTAGTAATAAGCTGAAATAAACGGCATTACTTGACTGGCTGCAAAAGCATAAGCAGTTTTAACCGCATTAGCAGTAGCAGCAGTTGTTGTGCTTGTGCTAGATGTTGAATCAGTTAATTGTAATACTCCTACATTAGATGTTGTGCCAGTAGATACTGAAAGATTCGCAGCTGATGAAGTGCCTGCATTTGTTAATGGGGCATTGACTGTTACAACACCTGATGAGCCTTGTGCACCAGTAGCCCCTGTTGCACCAGTAGCCCCTGTTGCTCCAGTAGCACCATTAGTGCCGTTAGTTCCATTAGTGCCGTTTGTACCATTAGTGCCTGCAGGTCCTTGCGTGCCTACTTCTGACACAGTAACTGTATTGTTTACAGGCGTATCTGTTACAGAATTAACTACCTCAGTAACTGTTAAGGTGTTATCACTCATCGAGTTACCTCAGCAGAAACTATTGCAGAGCCTTCAATTAAACGTGTAACAACGCCTGCACCTGATGTAATCTCTAAGTCATAGACATATAGATCTGGCAATAAGGCTGTTGTCTGTGTAGCAGTAATAGTTATGTTTATCAATCCTGTAGCACCTGTAATAACAATGCCAGAAGAAGGAGAAGACAGAGATAAGCTAGCAGTTGCTGAACTGACTGTCTTTCTTAACTGCATAGCAGCTGTATAACCAGTTAGGTTTATAGCTGTGCCAGCACTGTCTTTGTAGCTCAAAGCCAAAGTGTAGGTTGAGCCCTGATCTATTAGTATGTTATATGTACTAGCCAATTTGTCCCCCTAGAAGTGGTATGTCAAACTCTTTACCATCTTTGTCACCGGATGGATTAAAGCTAACGTGGATGTGTTTAGTGTGTTTGTTATAGCCTGAATACTTACGCCACTTAAAGTTAAGTATCCTGCTAGCAATCATGCCGTTATGGATTACGTAAGATATGCGCTTATCGGTTTTCGCACAGATTCTGATCTGGTCAGCCAGATATACCGAGAGCCCTTCGGATGAATCCAGGCGAGAATCAATATCAATGGCTCGCACGCATCCGGTCTGGTCTGGATTATGATCCGATTTTCTGGCAGCATGACGAGCATCACCAACCCACCCATCACTGGTAGTGCGCCTATCTGGATACCAGGTAGTAACGGCATCTCTAAGTTCTACTCCTGCTGCACATAACCATGGTTTCATTGTGTTATTTCAGGTGCAATAAATAGATCTAATTCACTATTATAAGTATCACCAATTCCAGCAAACTTTCCACGTATACGTGCATTGTATGAAGTCTGAATCCAAGTGCCACCAAGATTATCTATTAACCATTGATAGCCTTCATCACCAGCAGGGTCATTGTTATCGCCTACTAATACTCTTAAAACTTTATTGTTATTATCAATTTCTGCCCAATGGCTCATGCTGCATACCTCACAATTAAAATGCCTGATCCACCATTACCGCCAGGAGAAGCACTTCCACCTGATCCACCACCGCCACCACCGCCACCACCTGTATTAACAGTTCCAGCATAACCCACATTTCCAGCAGCAACATTTCCATTGCCACCGCCATTAGAACCAGTTCCAGCAGAACCTGATACTGCACCGCCACCACCACCGCCAGCATATCCACCGCCTACGCCAGTTGAAGTTGCTGATGCCCAAGATGAATAAGATGTATTTCCTGCTCCACCAGTTCCACCATTTGTGCTTGAAACCGATTGTCCGTCAGCTGTTGCGCCACCGCCACCACCGCCAGCACCTGTTGATGTACCACCAGTTGCACTTCCACCTGCATAACCTTCTACTGGTGAATATGAACCATAATTTCCTGCCGAAGCAGTTCTTAAAATATAATAATTACTGCCTGCGCCACCAGAACCACCAGTTAAAGAAACATTAGAATCACCACCACCGCAACCGCCACCTGATGAACTGTAAGAATTAAAAGTAGATTCTGTTCCTCTTGCTCCGAAAGTAGATCCTGCACCAATAGTAGCTGAGTATGAACCAGCAGTTAATGTTGAACTTAAATATCTAAATCCACCTGCTCCGCCGCCGCCGCCTGCTCCACCGCCACCGACACCGCCACCACCTACTAAAATAAAATCACAGGTTAATGATCCACCGCTTACACTTAGTGTGCCGTTGGAAGTAAATACTCTGTAGTTGTATCCACCAGAAGTATAAAGAGTTCCACCAGTAACTGCAATTGGTGTTGAGAAAATAGAAAATGTACCTGCAACAATGTTACCAATCATTATGCAATTGCTCCGACTACATACCAAATATCTGTGGCAGTCTTAATGCAGACCGCTGTTTTGAATTGGGCAAGAGTTGGCTGAGAAGATGCTGCGCCACCAGATAAAATTGTTGTAGTGCCAGAAGTTACTGCACTTATTGTGCATAAACCTACACCTTTATTAAGAACAGTAATTGCTGTGCCAACCGGGAATGCTACAGAAGCATTGGTTGGAATCTTAAACGCAATTGCAGTTGCTTTATTAACTGGAACAATTACTTGGTATTGGTCATTTAATACAGCTGTGTAATCTGCTGTCTGATCTGACCCTACTGTAAAGGTTACTAAACCATTAAAAGTTGTACTGGTGAGAACGTCTCCAGTAACTGCTGGTAATCCTGATGCCATTATATCTCCTTAATAAGATAATACGTCTTCGTTTAAGACCCCGTAATCTACGTTGCCTATTATAAACCCATCTATGATCGGTTCGAGCGTTGTAAACACTGTTTTCCAACTATTCGGAGTAATGCTCATTCCTACCCCAAAAATCTGTAAGGTCTTGTCCAGCGTAGATCCACCTGGCTGTGTGGTAATTACAGTGATCGGATCAAAGAAGTCTAGGTCTAGGGCTGCAATTATGCCTGTGTTGTAGTCTGGACTGTATAGGTCTAACTCAATAGCATCACATCGAATAGTGGTCTCAGCCCTAGAAGCCACATAAGCTCTGGCATAGTCCAAAGCCACAGCATCGGTCTGCATCAATAGGTTATTTAAGAAGTAAGAGTGAATAAAGTATTTAGCAATAGAAGCTGAGTTAGTGGCTACCTGAGCAGTGCCACCAGTTCTAGTAATTGTTGCTGAATTAAACACGAGTGTATCGTCTAACTTCCAAGCAGCATTGGCATATTTAATACCTGTGCCATCATCTGCAAATATTGTTGGCGTGCCACCTATGGATGAGACAGTAACTGTCCGGTCTTGAAATACAAATGATCCAGAAGCATCAACGTAAATAGCACCGTACTCACTATTGGCTATTGTAATCAAAGATGCTAAAGAAGTTCTTGTAGTGCCAGGATCTGCCTGCATAGTAGTTAAACCTGCATCTACATCACGCATAGATGTAGGCCATGAGATCTGGTCTAATATTTGGTTAATTCTTGTGCCTGATAAGTCTCCAGCAGTTGCACCGGTAACTGTTGAGATTTGTGCGTTCTGTGCCAACCTGTAAGCATCTACAGCTTGTATGGTGGTATAGGCAACCTCTGTGGCATCTTTAGGTTGAGTATTTACATATGATGTAATAAAGCCTGAGAAGATTGGATATGTTACTCCTGAGTAGGTTGCAGTTATTTGCACCTTCTTCATAGGGGTTAGCAATTCATAATATGGTCCTGCTGGATTTTGTGGGTTAAAGTCTCCATTTTGATCTACTATTCGTAATGTCATCGTACCAGTCTGGAATTCATCTACTAAAGCATTACGGCCTCTGTTAGTTTGAATTGTATTAACTCGATCAGATACGTCAACAATTACAGCTGTTGAATCGGCAAATACGTTAGTGCCAAACACACCTGATCCAATTATAAATGCTTGTGCAAAACTTGGCCCGGAGCTGAAATTTATGATTGCATTGACTACTGGTATTGCCATTATAAGAATCCAGCAGGGGCAGTGATTACACCATTTTTAGTATTAAGTGACATTGATTCGGCTACAGCTCTAGTCAAAGCATCTGTTATATTTGAAGTATCGGTAAATCCTAAAGATATGCTCAAATCTACGGCTTGCTGGCTTTTACCTAACATGCTTTGGTTAATTGCAACGTTAGCAATTCCACCAACGTTACTTAAAGAAGGGCCAACGCTTGCTAGCCCTGTGCCTGTTATAGCCCCACCTGCGCCAATTTGTGATGGGCTAACGCCTAACCCTAATGCTACTTTTTGACCAGCAGTTAATATGGCTGCTGCCGCATTATTAAACGCATTAGTTAAATTCTCTACAGATTGAATGCCATTCATCTCGGCCAATATCTTTTTAGCCATAGCCTCATCATTATCTAAGATTGCTAATTGGGCTCTTAGGCGTAACCTAGTTTCATCATCGGTAGCCGCATTAAGGGCAGCCGTTAAACCAACACGCTCTAAATCAAACTTCTCTTTCAACTTTTCAACAGATGTTTTAGTTGCGTTAGTTTTACTAATAATTTTATATTCTTCATTACGTGCTTTAAATAATTTTGTAGTTATGTTCATATCTTTAACACGTGAAGTAGATGAGCCAGGGGCAGCGTTTTGTGTTTTGCCAATATCATATGCAATTAAACCTACTGCGCCTGCTATTACTTGTTTTTTACCTAAAGTAAGTAAAGCTGTAAGGCCTAGCAAAAACTTGCCTACATCGCTATCTATAATCTTTTTAACCTCACCAATTAACTGAGCCATACCATTAGTAGTATTGGCAATAGCGATTGCAAAGTTATTCATTGATGTAGCAGCCTGGTCTATTGAGTTATCTTTGCCTATGGTTGAAATGGCATCTATCAAACCTTTACCTATAATCTCAGTAGCATTAGCGGCTGCAACCTTTAACAGATCCATCTTGCCTGCATAAGTGCTTAATCTTGCTTGCGCTTGACCTGCAAACTTTTTATCAAGGGCTGCCAT